AAAAAGCATACATACAAGCATTTGACCGAATGCTTAAAACAAGAAAAGCAAACGGCAAAGAGGGAACATGGCAAACAGGATATGATGTGTTTAGGTGGTGGTTGGAGGAAGATTTTAGGCAGATTGAAATAAGTGAAGAATTTTATGAGGACGACAAGCAGTGAAACGGTCAATGTCACAATATGCTAAGGTCGGGAAAGAGAGGAAGAATATGACGGTACGAGAATTACATGATGAATTAGGACGGTTAATCAGAGAGGGTTACGAAGATTATGATGTTATTATTTCAAACGAATTTGACGAACAAATTTTATATGATGTCGATATTCGTAAAGAGGACGAGGAAATAGTTTTATATTAACAAAAAGAATGAGAGCGAGGTACGGAATGGAAAGGAAAGAAACAACAAGATTTTTGAGTGAGTTACTCGTCCAAAGGAAATTAGCAGGTAAATACTATGCGAGCGAAGTTACACTTGACTGCGGAAGTGGAAAAGGCAAAGAAAAACGCGTTGATTTCGTTCAATTCATACCCAAAAACCAAAGTGTGAGCGGAATTGAAAAAGGCGAATTTGTTTGCTATGAGGTGAAAAGCTGTAAGGCTGATTACCACAGTGGCAACGGTTTAAATTTTGAGGGTGAGAGGAATTACATTGTTACGACAATGGAAACGTACAAACAAATCATTCACGAAAAGCCGTGGGAAGTGGGTGTATATGTAGCGTGTCCGGAGAGTAGAGAGTTGGTGGACGAATTTGAAAATCCGACACCGATAGAAGATAATACGGTGAACTGGACATTAAAAATTGCACGTGCCGCACACCCAAAGGACCGTCAACGGTCAATGACACAACTACTATTTTATATGCTACGTTCAGGAAAGTGAGGATTTTATTATGAAAAAAACTAAAAAAGTGTTATGGTTCAGCCGACACGAGATGTCGGCTGAACAAAGAGCGGCGTTAGGCGACGTTGAGATTGTGCAGATTAACAAGACAATACAATCTGCACAGGAGTTAAAAACAGAAATAGAGGACTGCGACATTATTGCCGTGGTCGCGCCAATCGGGTTGCAGGAACAATTCCTGCGATTGGCAGGCGACAAGCCGGTAATAACGGCTGTCAATGCCCGAATTTTAGTAGAGCAAGACGACGGTAGCGAGGCAAAAGCCGAGTTCCATTTCGTCAAATGGGAACGATTGATAAAAATTGAAGTCGTCAAAGAAGATTTTCCGAATCAAACGCCTATTGAAGATTGCGGGTTTACAGTTCGTACATACAACTGTTTAAAACGTGCGCTGATTAACAAAATAAGCGATATTGAGAGTATAGAACAGTTAATGTCGGTAAGAAATTTAAGTCAAAAAAGTCTACAAGAAGTTGTAGATAAAATAAATGAATACGGCATTAAATTGCCGGAAAGCGCGGTAATGGGGTGACAGTGCAGGAATTATACGAATTTGCGGAAAAATTCGTTAAAGTCGGGAGTGGCAGTGGTGAAGTGTTGGCACCAAAAACTAAAAACAACATAGAAATTGAACCAAAGGGAAAAGAAATCACGATATAAGTCGAAAGAGAGGATTTTATTATGAAAACAAGATTAATTGAGGAACAACCGCTATATATTTATAAGACATACAATGCTAACCCCATAAAGCTGTATAGAAAAGATTTTGATGAATTAGAAATCGGTAGCGAATTCTACGTTGAAGATTGGGAGCCGGACGTAAATGCAAAAATAGACGAGTATACCACCGTAAGATGTATATACAAGGACGGCGAGGGTGTGTTATTGAGAGAACACACAATAACCTCGCACAGGGACAGTCTTGACGAGGACGAAATCGAAACCGCATTAGTTTGGGTCGAGTTAAAAACGGAGGAGCAAAAATGAGAAAGACATATTGTTCAGTATGTGGAAAAATGATGAACGAAAAAATCGACGAAAACAGTGGTAAACCGTTTAAAATACAAATGTGTTCCGTGAGCTGTATCAGCGAGGCGTGGCATAATGTCACCGAGGCACTGAAAAAAGGTGTACGTCCCGAATGGGTGTACACCTGCAACGGTGAGCAACCGCAACCACAGTCACGAAGTAACAATAAACGGTATATATACCATAATCGAATTGTGGTTTTACAAAATCAAGGGTTCACAATTAGGGAAATCAGCAAAGAATTAGATATAGCAGTAGCGACGGTATACGGTTCAATTAAACAGTACGGAACCGAAATGATATAAAATCAAGAGAAAAGAGGCGGCAAAAATGAAAAGGTCAGAGTTAGAAAAGTTTTTAGGTAAGAGAGTTACTGTCACGTTGAATAACGGTGATGTAATCACCGGAGAACTGAATAAGACGGGGAATGGTTATCCCAATATGTATACACCTGCGAATTATTATTTTTGTAAGCCAATAACAAATATATCATTTAGCTGTTCATCCATCAAAAAATTAAGAGAGGAAAAATAAACAATGAGAAAATATAAATCCAAATATATGAAACCATATATACGAAAATTAAAAGCAGGTGATTTGAAACGCATAACGTCACAAATGACATTTCAAGCATTGTTAAATGAGTGTATTATTGATTATGCACAAAGAAATAAAAAACAAGTCTATGTACTGACGCTTGCAGGAACGCGTTGTATAGTTGATGTTGGCATGAGCAAAAAGCGATTAAGAAATGCTATGATTGCGATTGATAGATATTACAGAGAATACAACAAAATGCGGAATGTGTGAAAAAAATCACTACAAGAAGTGTACCAAAAGAACAGACGAAAACGGAGGAATTAACAAATGAGATATATAGCTAAACCATGTGAAATTGAGGCGGTGGAATGGACGGGAAAAAACGCCGCAGAGATTTTACAATTTGCAAATACACAGAACATTGATATTACAAACGGAGTACCTGTCATAAAAACGTTAGAGGGTGAAATGAGAGCAGATGTAGGAGATTACATCATTCGAGGCTTGCGCGGCGAATATTATCCGTGTAAGCCGGACGTATTTCATGCGAAATACGAGCCATGCGAAGAGCAGGAACAACGCGAAGAGCAGGAACAACATAAAATGAACAAACAGGAAAAAGAAGATTTTATTATCCGCAAAACATATGAATTAAATCGCATTTTTGTAAATTACAAAGTAAGTAAAGACAAACAGAAAGCTATGAACGAGCAAATGAACGAAGTTAAGAAAATACACAGAGAGTTAATAGTAAATTATATAGCAGAAATGGAGGACGTTATAAATCCAATGAGTAATGCAGTAACGCCGGCTATTGCGGCGGCATTAACATTGGCATTAAAAGCGATAGAAAGTGATATGACGGCGGCAGATATTGCGTTTAAAGATGTTTTGTGCATATGGAACAGAGAAGTAGTAAATTGTGAAGAAGATGCAAAGAGTTGAAAGGATTGATAGAACCGAACAGGCGACAGAAGATATTTCTTGCCGAGCATGGATTGAAACCGGAAAACTGGAAGATTGAAAAGGAAACGCCGGAATATCTATACGTCGTCAGTAAGAACGGTCAACACCGTTTATTGCTGAAAAACTAAAAATCACAAATCAGTTACGAAACAGGGGGATATATCGTTGAAAATAGCAGAATTAAAAGAATATCGAAAAATTTTAAATAATGTCCAAAGTATTGAAAAACAGATAATCAGCTTAGAATCACAAATAAATAAAATTACATCAGTTGTCAATGATACTCCCCGCGGCGGAAAAACACCGGACAAGTCGGAACTGATTTGTAAGTTAGTTGACCTACGCGAGCAGTACAAAACAACATATTCGGCGGCGGTAAAGAAACTGAAAAAGATTGAGGCGGCAATAGAACAGCTGAATGACCCAAGAGAACAAGCTGTATTGCGTTTCAAATACATAGTTGGTTTACCAATGTTTCAGATATGCGAAGAACTGCATTATGAGCGTACGAAAGTATACGAGATACATATGTCCGCAATAAAAAATTTAGAAAAAATAAAAACGCGGACAAAAACGGACACTAATATGTGATATTATGATAATGTGAAAAATTCACAAAGAGGATTTATCCTTTTCGCCTCTTATCAATCGAAGAACCGCCGTAGCGTGTAAACGGCGGTTTTTGATTGCAAAAAAATATAATAGGGCGTAGTTCAACAGGTTAGAACACTGCACGGGTGATATTTTCACCTATGCGGACGTTGTAAGTTCAAATCTTGCCGCCCTAACCAATAAAATAAAAAAGTGAACCAAGCGGCGGAAAGTTCCACCGCTTTTTTAGTGCAGAAAGGACCAATAATGAACATATATTACGAAAAAAATACGAAATCAAATAAAAGAATCCGCAATCAATCAAAAAAATACGGATTGACATACAAATTTTCAAAATGGTTATTCATACAAAAATGGCGATTTAACAATCGTAAATGGCACGAGTGCCGCCACAAGCGCAGAGCGTTAGAGCGTGCATTGACAAAAAACGGATTTATTAATTTTTGTTAAGTTTTGTTAAGGTGTTTGCGTACGCACACGCGCGCGTTAATTGAAAGAAATTAAAAAACAGCAAAAATATATTAACAAAGTGAGGTGAGGAACTATGACGAAAAAAGAAAAAATGTTCGTTGACGCATATGTAAATGACGTCAAGAGAAATCAAACCGCGGCGGCTATTGCGGCGGGTTACAGCGAAAAAACTGCTCCGCAGGCGGCAAGTAGGCTGATGAAAAAAGATGAAATCAAACAGGCTATTGATGAACGTCTGAAAGAACTGCACGAGCAAAACACAGCGCAGGCGAACGAAGTCATAGAATTTCTCACAGCGGTAATGCGTGGCGAAAACGTTGACAATATCCCGATATTTGTCGGTGACGGTTTTCAAAAACTGACAGAGGGAAAACCGCCTGCCAAAGACAGACTGCGTGCGGCGGAAATGTTGGGTAAATACTACGCATTGTTTACAGACAGGACACAGATAGAAAATGACGGACCTGTTGTTATTATTGATGATATAGGGGGCGAAAAAAATGAGGACTAAAATATCTGAAAAAATCGCACCGTCATTTTATCCGGTGCATAGAAAACTACACGACAAAAAATATACGCACTATTGGCTGAAAGGTGGCAGAGGTTCAACAAAATCGTCGTTTATATCCATTGAAATTATAAACGGTATAATGAACAACACAGACGCAAACGCTGTCGCAATCCGCAAAGTCGGCGTATATCTGAAAGACAGCGTGTATGAACAATTAGTTTGGGCGATAGAGCAGTTGGGCGTATCGCATTTGTGGAAACAGAAATTAAGTCCGTTGGAGTTGGTATATAAACCAACAGGACAGAAAATTTTATTCCGTGGTGCAGATAAACCACAGAAATTAAAATCGACAAAAGTATCAAAGGGATATTTAAAATATATTTGGTATGAGGAAACTGCGGAATTTAACGGCATTGCAGAAATCCGTAATATCAATCAGTCGTTAATGCGTGGCGGTTCTGAATTTGTCGTGTTTTATTCATACAATCCGCCAAAATCACAGCGTAATTGGGTGAATAAACACATATTAGAAGTTGACAAACACAGTTACACACATCATAGTTGCTATTTAGATGTTCCGCCGGAATGGTTAGGCACACAATTCATTGCAGAGGCGGAAAGCCTAAAGGAACGCAACATAGACGCATACAATCACGAGTATTTGGGAGAAGTCACCGGAACAGGTGGCGAAATATTCGCAAATGTGGATATAGTCAGATTGTCTGATGAACACGTTGACACGTTCGACCAAATCCGCGAGGGTATCGACTTCGGATATGCGGCGGACCCGTTTGTGTATGTAAAATGTCACTATGATAAAAAACGAAAAACGCTGTACATATTTGACGAAATTTACAAATTAGGTATGTCAAATCAATCCGCGGCGGAAAGGATAAAAACGAAGAAGAACACGCAAAATCAAATAATCGCTGATAGCGCAGAACCGAAGAGTATTGCGGAAATGAAACGGTACGGACTGCGCATAACAGGCGCAAAGAAAGGGCCGGATAGCGTAAACTACGGTATCAAATTTTTGCAGTCGTTAGACAAAATCATTATTGATAATATCCGTTGTCCGAAAACGGCAGAGGAATTTTTAAACTATGAATTGGAACCGGACGGAAACGACGGATTTAAAGACGAATTTCCGGACAAAAACAACCATACCATAGACGCCGTGCGTTATGCGTTGGAAAATGATATGAAAAACAAAACTGCGAAGATACGCAGTAGAAAGGAATTATATTAATGCGATTAGACGAAGAATTAATCAAAGACGGTATAACGGTCAAACTGATAGCCGAATTAATCGAAAAACACGAACGTCGTAACGGCAGATATTCAAAATTGATGAACTATTACAGGGGAAATCACGCAATTTGTCACCGAGAACGAGAGGCGGACGGATTGGCGAATAATAAAATAATGGTGAACCACGCAAAATACATTACAGACATCAGCACCGCATATTTAATCGGTAATCCTGTTAGTTATACACCGTCTGACGGGTACAATATTGACGACATTATAAATGTCTATTTGGAACAGGATATACAGTCGATTGACAAAGAAATCGTGAAGAATGTCAGCATATACGGCAGAGGGTACGAGTTAGTATATTCGGACGGAAATTCACAACCGCGAAGTGTCAAAATAGACCCGCGACAGGCATTTGTTGTATATAACGACGATTGTACGCATTTTCCGTTGTTCGGTGTTTATTATTATAAAACATACGACGTCAATCACGTTGTAACGGGTATTGTCTGCAATATATACACGGATAGCGAAATATGTACATATCAGTCAAAACAGGATAATTGGAACACGCTTGAATTGACGTATCAAGCAATACATTTCTTTGGTGGCGTACCTATGATAGAGTACGTCAATAACGAGGAAAAACAGGGCGATTTTGAGCAACAAATACAGCTGATAGACGGATATAACAAATTGATGTCGGACCGTGTAAACGACAAAGAACAGTTCGTTGACGCTATGCTGTTGTTGAAAGGAATTGAAATAGACAGCGAGCAAGCACGAGCATTAAAACGCGAAAAGATTTTACAGACCGATAACGACGAGTACGGCGACGCAAAGTATTTGTCAAAATCACTGTCAGAGGCGGACACAAAGGTACTGCGTGACGACCTAAAAGAAGATATATTCACTACATCAATGGTACCGGATTTGTCAGATGAAAAGTTCGGCAACAACCAAAGCGGTGTGGCGATTAAGTACAAGATTTTGGCGTTCGAGCAGAAAACAAAAGACAAAGAGGGTTACATCACAAAGGGACTGAAAGAACGTTTTAAACTGTATAATCATTTTTTAAACCTAAAAAACAATACGCCGATAGTTCCTGTACACAGGATTGATTTTGTGTTCACACACAATTTGCCTGTAAACAATTACGAAATGTCACAAATGATTACAAACCTAAAAGGTATGGTTAGCACCGAAACACTGATAGCGCAGTTGGATTTCGTAACTGACCCACAGGAAGAGGCGGAATCGGCACGGCAGGAAACAGCAAACGAATTTCAACAGCAACTGAACAACAATAGAGATATGATGTCGGGGGGCGGTTGGTAATGCAGTTTAGCGTTGAGGGATTGGAAAATGTGCAGGCAATGATTGATGATAAAATCAATAATCTAACCGAAAAACTGTCAGAGGGTATCGCAGAAAGTTGTAAAATTGTTGAGGCAGACGCAAGAGGTTTGTGTCCTGTTGATACGGGGGAATTACGGAAATCCATAACGTCGGAAGTGTCGGGAACAACCGGCACAGTCGGAACGAACAAAGAATACGCTATGTACGTTGAATTTGGCACATACAAAATGGCGGCACAACCGTATTTAGTTCCGGCGCTGAAATCGAATGAAGAAACCATTGTAGAAATTATCAAAGGCAAAATAGCGGGGTAGCGTATGAAAAGTGAGGAATACTGGAATGATGCCGCCCTAAGGCGAGAAATAGCGGTACAAACGGGAACAAATTATACAGGCGAAGAAATTTTGAAAATGTATGACGAGGCACTGTCGGATATAGATACAGAAATACAGAAAATCAAAATCAATTTTCAAAAGCGTTTCGGCATTGACAACGAAACCGCAGAATATTTCTTGACGCAGGCACAACAGGAAGATAATTTAAAAACACTGATAAAATCGTTGGAATACGCACCCGACGAACAGGCGCGACAAGATATTTTAGCATATATTAGACGTGACGGACTATCTGTCAGAGCCTATGCCGCACGTAAAGAACGTTATGAGGCGGTCAAAGCCGTTATATATGCCCGAATTAAAAAAGTAGCCGTAAAGGAAATAGAGAAACTGTCAGAGCGACTGCAAGCGGTGTACAAGGAAAGCTATTACGGAGTTATAGACGACAGCGCAAAACAGTTTGATGTCGGTATTAATTTTGCTATATTGAATGAAAATGCGATAAATGCGGCGGTAAGTACAAAATGGCACGGCAAACAGTTTTCGGAGCGTGTGTGGGATAATACTGACAGGTTGGCAACAACGGCGCAGAATTTAGTTGTCAAGTCACTGATGTCGGGTGAGGCGTGGAGCAAGACAGCCGAGAAACTGTCTACGGCGTTCCAAGTCGAGAAATACAATGCCACAAGGTTAATACATACCGAGAGTTCACATATCCACGCAATGGCTGATTTAAAGGCATATGAGGACATAGGGGCAGAGCAATACAGATATTTAGCAACATTGGACTATAGGACGTGTGAACGGTGTCAACAGTGGGACAATATGGTGTTGCCACTGTCGGAGGCACGAGAGGGATATAACTATCCTGTATTGCACCCGTTATGTCGTTGTACAACAACCATTGCAGTAGATTTAAAGAATCGTCGAGCAAGGGACCCGCTGACGGGTAAAAATGATATTGTAGACGGTTCAGTCACATATCAAGAATGGTATAACAACCTGTCAGAAGAGCAAAAAGAGGCTTTAAGACTTGCAAAACGTAAAGACCGTAACAAGACATCAGATAAACTGCAACACGCAAAATATGTCAAAGTATTAGGTACAAAAGAAGTGCCGAGAAGTTTTGACAAATGGCAGGAATTAAAGTATAATGACAGTGCAAAGTACGAAGATTTAAGGAAAAAATATAAAAATACTGAATTACAAAATAAAATTCGCAATGAGTATAATTTAAAAATACAGGAGGGAAAACAAGGTAAACACATTATAGGTCATAACAATTACAAAGATGGTCGAAGTTATCTAACTATTTCTATTAGTGAAGTTCAAGAATTAGTTAATAAATATGCAGGAACAGGAGATATTAACAGAGATAAAAAGGGAGTATGGAAACATACTGAAACAGTTTCGATTGACAGGATAATCGGAGTAGATATTGATAATAGAACTGGTCAAAAATATGAAACAGATACATTTAAAATACATTACTCAAAGAACGGGACACATGTAGTACCGAAAAGGAGGGAATAATATGATTCTATATGATAGACTAAATGAAATTGAAAAGAATAATAAATTGAATAGGGATTTAAAGCTGAAAATATACTGCACGGACGGTGATATTTTTGAGGGTTTTTTTGCAGGTTATACAGACGCATTGGACAACGAACCAGAGATTACACAGTTGGAAATGCGTAGATTTAAAGATGATAACGAAATAGTATGTATACTTGAAACCGAAATAGAAAGTATTGAAGTAATAGAATAAAAAGCAAAGCACGTTTTCAGACGTGCTTTTTTAATGCTCAAAATCCCAATTAATTATGAAAAAAGAAAGGAAGATTTTTATGAAAAAAATATTCGGAAAAATAATTATGGAACAAATAGAATTAGACAGGATAAAATTAAATGCCCGTATTCAAGGAATGAGAGAGGCACAGAAAACGTTAAGCCAAGATAAGCGAAATATAATGATTAACTGCGGCTTTTTCCCTGTTACAGATGATTTTTGGACGGCAATAGGTAAACCCGAAGCTTTAGGACAGGGATTTGATTGGGCGTATTTTGAACCGGAGGGAAAAAAACAAAAATTCATGCCATTTCATGGTTGGTTATTTTTAGATATGACAGGCTTTGAAATCCGTCACGAGGCGGAAAAAGCAAGAAAAATTTTAAGAGGCGAATATTAAAATATAAGTAATTCAGTGAAAGGTGGTGATACCGTGAAATACATCACAATAGCAACCGGTTAGAAAGAAATGGTGGTCCGATTATCTCCCGACACGGGGTCAAGTGTTGTCCTGAACAAGACATTAAAAGGTTCTATTTTTATACCAAAATTTAAAAGAAAGGATTGATTTAATCAATGGAAGAACCAATTAAAGAGCCAAACAGTGAGCCAAATAGCGAGCCAAACGGTGAACCAAAGAACGAGCCAAACAGCGAGCCAAACGGTGAACCAAAGAACGAGCCTAAAGGCGAACCGTCTGCGGAGCCTGCAAAGACATTTTCGCAAGAAGATATTGACGCGGCCACAAAGAAAGCTGTTGAAGAGGCACAAAAGAAATGGAAAGAAGATGCGGACGAGGCGGCAAGACTGGCAAAGCTGAACAAGGACGACAGAGCAAAAGAAGAAATGCGTATCGAGCGCGAAAAGCTGAACGCGGAAAAAGCTGAATTTGCACAAAAACAGTTAGTTGCCGAAACTGCTAATCAACTGTTAGAACGTGGATTGTCCAAGAATTTTGCCGAGCGTTTGTGCGGTAAGACTGCGGAAGAAACCAAAGCGAACATTGACGCATTTGAAAAGGATTTCAATGCGGCGGTAGAAAAGGCGGTCACAGAAAGAATGAAAGGCAATCCGCCGAAATTCAAAGAGCCGGACGACAAGGGAAATGACCCGTTTTTAGCGGGATTTATCAACTAAACAAAGAAAGGAAGTAAAAAAATATGGCTATTAATTACGCAAGCAAATACGCAAAGGCGATTGACGAAAGATTTTCAAAAGAGTCAATGTCAAATGCCGTTGTAAACCAAAATTTTGATTTTGTCGGTGTTAAAACAGTAAACGTGTATTCTGTACCTACTGCGGCAATGAACGACTACACGAAAGAGGGTTCAAACCGTTACGGAACACCAAAGGAATTAGAGAACACTGTACAAGAACTAACAATGAACCAAGACAGAAGTTTTACGTTCACAATCGACAGAGGGAACTACAACGATACACAAATGATAAACAGTGCAGGTTCAGCCCTACAACGTCAAATCAGAGAGGTTATCGTACCGGAAATTGATACATACAGATTTGCAAAAATCTGCGCAAGTGCAGGACAAACAGCAACAGGAGCAATCACAAAAGAAAATGCGTACAGTGCATTTTTGGACGGTACAAGTTTTCTAATCGAAAAGAACGTACCGGAGGGAAAAGTAGCGATTGTATCAACTGAATTTTTCAAGTTAATCAAGCAAGATGATTCATTCATCAAGCAGGGTGATATTGCACAGAACATTGCAATCAAAGGTCAAGTCGGTATGGTTGACGGTATTCCTATTGTTGTTGCACCGTCAACAAGATTGCCGGAGGGCGTTTTGTTTTTCATCACACACAAAATCGCAACAACATCACCGGTTAAGTTGTCAGAATACAAAATCCACGACAATCCTCCGGGTATTAACGGTTGGCTTGTCGAGGGTAGAGTTTACTACGACGCGTTCGTATTAGACAACAAAAAGAACGCTATTTACGTTCACAAAAAAGCAGAATAAAAAGAAAGGGGAGGTACATATGCGTTTGACAAACGGTACTGATACAGTCAATCTGACAAATCAAATTCAAATCCGTGCGTATCTGACGTCGGGGTATTATGTTGCAGACGGTGAACCGACAGCGGACGAACCGGAAGAAACTGCGGAAACGGTGGAAGAAACTGCGGAAACGGTGGAAGAAACTGCGGAAACGGTGGAAGAAACCAAGAAACCGACGCGCAGAAAGAAAGAGGACTGATACAATGGATAGTTTGAGTACAGCAAAAATGCTGTTAGGAATAAAAGACAACGAGCAAGACGACTTGTTGTCTTTTTTGATTGATGATATGGAAAATCTAATAAATTCATATTGTCACACAGCCGAAGTACCGACAAAGCTACAAAGTCTTGTGCCTCAAATGGCGGCGGAAATGTACCGCCGAAAAGGGTACGGACAAACAGCCGCACCGCAAGTCATAAAGTCTGTTACAGAGGATAAACGTAGCGTATCATTTGAAACGTCGTCAGCGTCAACCGACACCGACGAATTTTTGAAAGAATACGAATCACGTTTAAAACCGTACCGCTGTCGAAAGGGGTTTTTGCCAAGTGACATCAGCAAACGAAAACTATCGGAACATATTTAGCGTGTTTGATAACACAACGGCAAAAATCGCCGTAAAAGGGAATTACGACGATTACGAAAACACATACGACATCATAGAAAAAAGTACCGTTACAGGCGATTTACAACCGTACAGCGGTGATATGGCGTCAAAAGATTACGGACTGCAAATTGATTGTCAGTATGTGTTTTATTGTCCCCGTAATTCCGATATAACGGTCGGCGCGTATCTGATAACAGATACAAAAACCTACGAAGTCACATATGTAGCTGATTGGAATATGGGATTGCAAGTGATGTTAAAGGGGGTAAAGCTGAATGGTAGACGTAAATAAAATTATCCGCGATATTTTAGTATCTATGAATTTAGAGGACGTCACAGTTTGTTTTTATCACCCGGACGAAAAACAGGAACTGCCCGTTATCAGCTATTATGAAAATACGACAACAACAGGTTTTTGCTATGACAATGCGGAACAGGCACAGAACACAGCTGTATCAATAGACATATGGGCGAACGGCGGCGGTGAATGCAGTCGAATAGCGATACAGGTTGATACGGCTATGCAGGCGGCAGGGTGGTATCGTGAATTGTCACGAGATATGCCACCCGAAAACGGCGTAAGACACAAAGCAATGAGATTTTCAAAACAAGTATATTTTTAGGAGGATTTAAAAAATGGCAAATGAAAATACAGTAGTTAAAAAACCGTCGACAACAATAGGTGTTGACAAATATACATTTTTCAAGGTTGACCAAGACACAGCGACAGAGCTAACCTACGGTGGCGGTTATACATTGCCGGGTATGGTTCAAATCACACCAACCGACAGTGGTAACAGTGATACGTTTGACGCTGATAATAACGCGTACGAAGTCAGCACATATATTGAAAAACCGGGACACGACATTGAAAATGCAGACATTCCGCCGGAGGTTGACGCTATGTGGCGTGGTTTGAAAATGGACGAGGTCGGCGGTGTTGCCGTCGATAACAAGACAGAGGCACCGTATTTTGGTGTAGCGTGGAGAACACTACACAATGACGGTTCGTACAGATATTTCAGAACCTACAAAGGTAAATACAGTTTTGCGTCTAACGTTGGCGGTAAAACAAAGCCGTCAAGCGGAAGTATAGACCACCAAACAGCAAAGGCTACATTTACAACGGTTGCAACTGACCATGACGGTGCGTTATATTACGTTATTGATGATACTAAATTGACGGCAGAGGGCAAGGCTGAAATCGCTACAAAGTGGTTTGAGGATATGAAATATAAACCAACGGCAGAACAGCTAAAAAAAGAACAATCACAGACAGAATAATAAAACCATAAAAATGTTAAAAGGGACACTGATTTTTTAGTGTCCCTAAATTTGTATTAAGAAAGGAATTATATATTATGCAAAAAGTTTTATCGTTTATAGAGGGAAAGAAAAAGTACATATCAAAGCCGTTCGATTTCGAGGCTATGTGTTTAATACAGGAAATCCACGTCACAAGAGAAACGGACAGTATCGGCAGACTATGTGGCGGAGCAGTAGACCACCTATTTGAGGGAACAGAGGCAACACAAGATGTGTTAGACAGAAATCCTGCCGAAAAAATGCAAATGTGTAAGCAAGCGTGGATATGGTATATTGAGAATATGACAAGAAAAAACGTCGAAAGTCCGCAAGAACCGGAAACAGTGACAGCGGACAAGAAAACAGAGAAAAACTAAGAGATATTTACGCTGTTATGTTTAAAGCACATCATTTAATGCCCGACGTGGTAGGCAGGCAAGACCCGACAGTGTTATTTGAAATGTTGGACGCATTGAGTGAAGAAAACAATAACAGCGGCGGAAATACAACGCAAAATAACAGAACAGTAGCCGACAGCCCGTATTTGCGGGCTGTTTTTGGTTAATTAGGAGGTGTTTTAATGGCAGATATAGGCGAAATTACAGTGCGAATAACGGGTGACGCGTCGGATTTGGCGGCTACATTAGGCAGTGCTAAAAATCAACTGGCGGATTTTGCGAATATACAGGCGAGTAGCGGTACAGCCGGAACAAAAAGTTTAGAAAAATACAATAATCAGCTAAAGACGACTGAAAGCACTATAGCAAAAAGCCGTAAAACACTGCAAGAAACTAAAAAAGCATATGAAGATAACGTTAAATCTGTAGACAAGAATGTAAATGCGTTGAAAATGCAGAAGTCAAACATTGAAAATATGATTTCTGCGAAAAAAAATGAGATAAACACATTAGAAAACGCAAATAAAATTGTCAACAAGGGTAGTACGGCCTATATGGACAATCAACGCGCTATACAGTGGACTACTACTGAATTGAACGCATTGGAAAAGCAACATCAAAAAGTAAGTTCGGCTATCCAAGAGCAACAGAATAATTTAACTAACAGTAAAAAGGCGTATGAGGACGCACAAACAGCAGTCAGCCAAGCTACAAAACAGTATGAAGAATACGAAAAGGGAGTAAAAGCTGCCGAAAAAGTCGCAAATGCCGAGAGGTGGCAACAAACCGGAAAGGGTTTAAAAGAAGTCGGCGAAAGTATTGATACAATCACAAAACCGATACAGTATGCCGCAACGGCGGCGTTGGGGTTAGGTTCTGCGTCAGCTATAGCGGCAGTCCAATTTGAGGACAATTTCGCGAATGTTAAGAAAACCGTTGACGGCACGCCTGAACAATTAGAGGACATTCGTCAAAAGATAATACAGATGTCCACGACAGGTGTCAACGGACATTCGGCCATTCCACAGACAACGGCAGAATTAAATGAACTTGCGGCGGCAGGCGGTCAGTTAGGTATTACAACCGATAATATCGTTGATTTTACCGAGGTAATGGCGCAAATGGGTTCAGCCACAAACCTTGTCGGCGAAGAGGGCGCCGCAACATTGGCACGTTTTCAGAATGTTATGGGTGTCGGTCAAAACGAAATCCGTAATATCGGTAGTGCAATCGTCGATTTGGGTAACCACAGTGCGACAACAGAATCAGAGATTGCGGCAATGGCATTGCGTATGGGTAAATACGGTTCATCTGTACGAATGTCAGCGGCGGACGTGTTGGGTTATTCGGCGGCACTATCATCATTAGGCATTGAGGCACAAATGGGCGGTAGTGCGATAGGCAGAACATGGCTATCTATCGAAAAAGCGGTTGCAAACGGCGGTGAAGGTTTAAAGGCATTTGCAAAGTACAGCGGTAAAAGTGCGAAAGAGTTTAAAGAGCAGTGGAATACTGACAGTTCCGGTGCATTTAACGGACTGCTGAAAGGATTGCAGTCTGCCGAGAACCTAACATTAGCATTGGACGATTTGGGTATAAACAATACGCAGGACATTCAAGCAATGATGGCATTAGTCAACGGCTATGATTTAGTAACCGAGAGTGTCAATCGTTCAAACACCGCATACAAAGCAAATACGGCACTACAAGAAGAATTTGACAGAAAAGCTGAAACAACAGCGAGTAAATTGTCTGTTGCAAAGAATAACGTTGTTGAAATTGCACGTTCATTCGGTGATTTAATGTTGCCGACTATTGTTGATGTATCAAACGGCGTGTCGCAGTACACACAAAAAATTGCGTCAATGGACGACGCGCAAAAGAAAAACATAATTACCGCCGGAGCGACTGTCGTTGCAATGGGGGCGATAACAAAAGGTTCGACAGGACTAATCAAATGGGCGGGTAACACCGTTGAGGCAGTAGGCAACATCAAAAAGGCATTTTCAGCAGGCGGAGCATTGGCAAAGTTTGCACCAACGTTGGCGAGTATCGGTGCGGTGGCAGGACCGGCGGTGCTGAGTTTAGGTGCAATGGCAACAGCTACGGTTGTATTGTATAAGGCGGCACGCAAATATGAGGAATACAGCAAGGATTGGTCGCGTGGTGGTGATGAATTATCTAATAAAACAAAAAGCTATGCAGATGCCGCACGTGATTTAAACAGTCTACAATGGGAGTTACGAAACCTACAACAAGTAGTTAATAATCCGGACACTGATGAAACAACACTACAACAGTCCAAACAGCGAATTGAGGAAATCAAGAATTTGTTGGCCGAAAAGTACAATATGGACATCAGTGTAAATGACGCTGAACTTGACGAGGCAATCGAAAAAATGAAACGTGTCAATTATCTTGAGGCGAAGCAGAATATTCCGGATTTAACCGATTACGGCAACAACAAAAAAGATGATTACGAAGACGCTAAATCAAGCAGAGAACTGTATAATGAAAATGTTGAGGGAATAAAAAAACAGCAACAAGCAACAGCGGATTACAGAAGTGAACTATTAATGCTAAAAGACGCATATGACAAAGGCAGTGTTTCGCAAGAAGAATTTAATAACAAATTCAATGAACTGTCCGAAGCAACAGGCAATCCGAATTTTAAAAATTCTCCGATAGAAGCATTGTTAAACAGTACTGCAATAGAGGATTGGTCGAAAGAACTTGAAAAAAATCTAACAAACAACAACACGTTGATTTCTGAAAATGAAGCTACTATGGCTGAATATGAAAAGACAATGCGTGAGTTGGCAAATGCGGGTTTGTTGGAAATGGAGTTTGGTGACACCGAGCAAGGGTTAGAGCATATCACTACTGCGGTTAAAAATGCTGATTTGTCAATGAGTGATTGGGCGACAACGGCGGCTCTCGTTCAAACGGGACAAAGTAGTCTTGATGATGTATGGCAAGCCGGAGGGGACACGCTGAATAAATTCATATCAAATTATACTGCGGATATGCAAAAATTCGGTGCGTCATCAAATGAGATAGCCACAAAAGCCGCATTACTGCAAAACGGTTTTAGGTCAATCCAAGAAGCGTCGGAAGCGGGAGCATTGGACGTAGTCACAAAACAAGCAAATGATTTGGCACACAGTATGGGACTAATTCCCGAAAATAAGAATATTGCTATTAACGCAAGCGGTGATATATCCATAATTGAAGATGTACAGCGGGCGGTTGATGTTGTAAATGGCGTAGGTGATGTAAATTTACAAGTCAGCGCCGAGGGGGATATATCTGTATTAAATACGGCTGATTCAGAACTACAAGAATTAGTCAACAACAACCAAGTCACTATAAAATTCAACGTAGATACAGGCGGTTTTGATATTAACGACCTAAACGGTGATAAATTAGGCGAAATCACTGCGACGGGTAAAGTCATATGGACTAATGACAGTACAGAACCCGACAACTATACAGCACCACCAAAAGAGGGAAATGTTACATTTACAAAAGACAGTGCAGAACCTGACGGCTATCAACCCGAAGACAAATTTGCGACAGTCCATTATA